CGAAACGTCCAGTTCTCTCGTTTTATCTTATCATCTCCGTCAGATTATCGAAACTTACCAACGCCTTCATTTAAATCGATGAAAGAGGCTTTAACGCCTACCCACCTTTTGAATGCTTTTGCGTTGTTGACGTCAAGTACTGATGGAATCCGAAAATCACTTAAGTTTTAAGGCATTGTTTTGGCCTTGAGCTTTTTATTAACTTAAAATATAGGTATCCCTATGAGTGCTATCACTAGCATGACTTTGAACGATGGTCAGACGACCCCTGTGGCGCACACTTTTGTGCCTTTATCACATGCAGCTAATGAATACGTATGGCGTGAATCTGGAGTTTCTTCAGTTCTTGCTGCCGTAGTTGTTTCACTGGTGTTTTTAAAGGTTAAAGGTAATGCGTCGCTTGAGAAAATCCGTCTGAAAACCACTGTTCCAGCGCTTGAAACCGCGACCGGAAACAATTCTGACGGTTATACAGCTGCTCCTAAATTGGCATATAGCCTCGTATCAATACAAGACTTTATTATGCCACTGCGAGCAACGCAGCAACAAAGAAAAGATGTAGTGGCGTACGCCCGAAATCTAGCAGCAAATGCCCAAGTGACAGATGCTCTTTATGACGGTTTACGTCCCTATTAATTAACTAAGTTGTTGTATCTATGTCCATGAAAGGAGTAAGAAAATGTATACTTTAAATACTAAAGATCGTCAGTTTTATGATTTGTGGAGTAAGAAGCAAGATGCTGCGTTTACGCGGCGTTTAGCTTTTTACTGCGCACAACGTTCAGGTATTTTTTCTGATGACCTAATGAAATTGGTCACTGAAAACGATATCAAGGCGCTCTGTGCGTTCTCAATAGACTACCAATATTCGCACGACATTCGTGATCTTCAATATGCTCGTCAGTGTCTCGCTTTTTATAGCAAAGATGCTGATTTGTCTATCGTTGACACGGAGCGTGCAATGTGGGTTGGTTTTGCTGAGTCCGAAATACAAAATCGTGCTACAAATAAACGTTGGTCGGCCCTCTTTCAGTCAGGTAAATTATTTACCTGCGAAGATTCCTTTGTTTTTGAGGTTCTTCGGAAAATTACTGAATGGTTGGGTCCGGTTCCGAGTTTAGATGAGCTCGACATTGCTTTCGGCCCGGGTGCAAGTGCAACTGTACGAAAAAGAACTTCTCCGCGTTATAAACTTGATGCGGAGCCCACGTGTTCGAAGGAATTCTCTACGATTATTGAAAATATCGTAGATACAGATATGCCGCATTATTGGTCGTTACATAAAGGCCAGTATAAAGTAATACCTGGAAGACTTTCTTCGGTACTCAAAAATGCATTCACACGGAGAACCATTCTAATGGAACCGACCCTGAATACCCCTTATCAAAAAGGAGTGGGTCGTCACATGAAACGG